GTATTTCAATTTTATGAAATACATACAATTTTAGGATCCCTATCCTTAAAGGAAAGATCCCTATCTTTAAAGGAAAAATTTTATAGATCCCTATCTTAAAATGGACCCCTTTTAAAACCTTAATTTTAATTTTATTTTACAAATATGTTTATATTGTAGAAATATATACGTGAAAAGCCCCTTAGTATATATTTCAAATAATTGTCAAAATTTACTTATAGGTACCTATGAAGTATTGTTGAAAACTCTGAGGAGTTAGTAAGCTTACGCTGATTGTGGGAATTATTTAAATTTTAATGCTTGTTAACCCTCTTCTACTATATACCCGCTATTCCAAGCCGTCAACCCTGCAGGCTTTAGGCACATATTTGAAGAAATGAATTTTATTATAATAGTATAGGTTCATAGGAACATCATAAAAACAATAAAAATATTAAAGAAAAAAAATAATGGTTAAACCCTATGGCGTATTGTTATAAATATATTTCCTAAAATTGAGGTCGAAGGGAGTTTTTAAAAATGAAAATTTTATGATATTAAAAAGTAAGCTATAAGTGATAAAGTTGTGCGTTCCCAAAAGTTATTTAAAAGTTATTTAAAAGTTATTTACAATGGAAGTTATTACAGAGAATTATAACACCTCCCTTGGAGTTATGTGTTTTATTTGCACTTATTGCAAAACCAAATGTCGATCTATGAAACATCTGAGAAATCATTATAACCACTCTCATTGCTGTTCTTACTTTCCACCTGAACAGTCTGTAAAGTGTTATTGTGGTGAACGTTTGTACAAAAAACATTCTTGTACTTTTCTTGACTCCCCAGTTGAATGTGTTGCATGTTTTCAAGACTTTAAAACTATTGAAGCATGCAACAATCACTGTGTTACTGCACATCACTCTGGAAGTTTTGGTGAATGGTCAGAGTTTGTTAAAGTTGGCTATATGATGGTGATGAAATGTGCAGACTTTCCACCCTTTTATGCTACCAGGGTCAATTTGATTCCTCAGAGTAATATCCCTTTTGTTTCTCAAGGAATGAATTTGGATTTGAATGAAATTGAAAAGATTATGTGCATTAAATCTATGCGCATTCAAACATTCAAAAAGAAAATTGTTCTTCAAACTTTTGGAATTAATTCCAAAATTTTAGAAAAAATTTCAATCAGATCCAAGATTATTCTTTGGGATACACAACCCAATCATAAATTTTTACGAACATTCTACATTGAATTGGATTCCAAAATTTTTTCCCTTGTTTTCAATTCTCGTGAAAATCATTTTCATGAAATTTACCATCTTTTCTCTCATCTGATTTGTGATAAACCAAAACAAAGAGAAATTGTTGAAAGAACAACAGTGCATTTTGCAGATGATGAGGTCTATGTCAAAAGAAAAGAAAAATCCCCTCATTTTATTTCTCAAATGATGACAGAAGAAGAAGAAAAATTCAGAATGATTTCTGAAGTAGAATCCCAATCTATTTTTTCTGTTGATCACAATGTTAAATTTCAATTACCTGATTTTTTGACAAGTCTGCCCAAAACCCTAAAAGATTTGATTCCCCCGGAAAAAACTAAAGTTTTTATGTCACTTGCTCTCAAAATTCTAATGTGTTACAAATCTAATTGGAATTTTGATACCATTTGTTTGTGTTTGGCTGACATGTTCATCACTTTCGGATTTGATTTCAATTTATCCCAAAGTACCCTCAAATTGATGTTACCTTCTTTGCTTTTGTTATTTGGTGTTTTTGGTCCTAAGAAAGGATATTATTCCCAATCCTTTTCTTTTGCTGATGATAATATCATCAAAGCTATGATTACGTGTGCTACTATTTTCTTTGCAACACTTTTCCTAAAATCTACACCCCAAGTTACCCTAATTAATGATTTGGTTTCAAGTACAGTCAAACTTGGAAATTTTTCTCGTGGTATAACCAATTCATGGAAACTATTTTCTGATGTTGTTGAAACTTGTTATGGAAATGTCTATGAAAGTATTTTTGGAGTCCCTTTGACTTTGAAAGAAGCTGAGGAATATTTGGATGGAATTGATCAATGGTATTTGGATGTACAAGAACATTCTCAAATTGAGAATGTTGAAGAGTTGGCAACAGATGTTACTAAATGTAACAAAATCTCAGACATTTACAACAAAGGTTTGGTTATTCAGCGTCAATGTGCTCATTACAAATTGGACAACAAAGTAAAACAATGTGTTGATCTTCATTTTAGAATTATTACAAAATTATATGAACGTGTTTCTCGTTCTGGTGCATTTCATCAAGGTCCTAAAATAGAACCCTTGATCATTCAATTGTTTGGAGAAAGTGGTGTTGGAAAATCTGGTTTGATGTATCTTGTTGCTGCAGAAATTTTGAAGTGTGATGATGTTCTGTCTGGAGGAAATGGTTCAGTTGATGGTGATACTTGGACAAACAAAATTTATGCTCGAAACATTGAAAATGAATTTTGGGTTGGATACCATAATCAAATGATTACTTTGTATGATGATTTTGGACAAATGAGAGATTCTGCAGCAAAACCAAATTTGGAATTTATGGAAATGATTAGGTTTGGAAATTTGGCTTCAATGTGTTTACACATGGCTTCATTAGAAGATAAGGATAAAACATTTTTTAAAAGCAAAGCAGTTATTTTAACATCAAATTGCAAAACTTATCCTATTGAATCTTTAATTTCAAAAGAAGCATTTCATCGAAGAATTGATGTTTCCATTGAAGTTCAAGTTAAGGAAAAATTTAGGAAGACAAATTCCAAACAATTGGACCCTGTTAAGGCAAAACAAATTACTGGTAAAACATTATCAGATGAAATTTATCAATTTATCATTCATATTGGAGAAATTCAGAGTGAACCTAAAGATTTTGCATTTATTAAAGAACTGATTCACAGCTCTTACAAAAATAAGATCAAGAGACATAATATCATTGTTGGTGAATTGAAAGATTATTTAGAAAAACCTGTTATTCCATCCTTTGTTTCTCAAGCTGGAGTTGATGAAACTTTTCATGATGCTTTACCACCTTCCATTGAATGTGATTATGTTCAAGCTGGAATTGATGTTCCCTTTGCTATTGCTCTTGCAAGAAAAACACCCCCCCTTTTTGGAGAAAAAATTACAATTTCAGAGGCTCTTACTATTGGAAGAGAAAATTATGTTATTGATTTGAAAGATGATTTTCTTCAAATCATGAAAAACTTCAGAGGTTATGTTGGAAATATTGAAGTCTCTACCCTCATGCATTATATGCGACCTTATTTGACCTATTTAACACTCCCAACCCAAAAGTTGTTTTTGAAGAGTTCTAATCTTACCTTTGATCAGTTGATTCATATTATAGAATTTGGAAATGTCCATGATTATTGTTGCAGTAGGAATTCTATTATGAATCCTGGAACTTGTGAATGTAGACTTGTTTTTTTTTTCGCATTTGATTTTGGCTATGGATTTAATGAAGGTTGCAGAGATGCTCTTGAACAGAATCTTAATACAATTGACTTTGCTTTGCATGCTTTTGAATTTTTCAAAAAGAAGGACACTTCTATCAAGAGAGTTTTGTTGGACACAGTTGGCTCTGTTAAAGAGGGCTCTATTGCATTTATTAAACGTGTTGGTGAGGTTCTTACATCCAATGAATATGTTCTTGTTACATCTATTTGGGCATTAATTCAAATTTTGATAGTTTTTATTACTTACATGTTTGAACCTAAAGATGATGAAGATTATTGGAATACCCAATCATCAAAGGTATTAACACATCATCATGAAGGTCTAGAAATCGGACAAATAGCTTTGCATTATCACAAATGTGAAGATTGTGGAATTACTTATTCTCACTCACACAAAATTAAAACATTTCAAGAATCTATTAAATATGGATTGCATTTATGTGTTGAGTGTAAAAAGAAAGTTCCAACTTCTCAGTTTCAATCAGGTGACAATGTAACAACAAATTTACCAAAACACACTGTTCAAGTTTCTGAAGAAACAGAACAAATTACACAATTTCAATCTGGTGACAATGTTACAACAAATTTACCAAAACACACTGTTCAGGTTTCTGAAGAAACAAAACAAATTACACAATTTCAATCTGGTGACAATGTTACTACAAATTTACCAAAACAAGTTACACAATTTCAATCTGGTGATAATGTTACCACAAATTTGCCAAAACAAGTTACACAAACTAAGACTGAAGAAACAGACTTTGTAACAGAAGATGTAAAAATAAATGATTTTGAGTATTATCAAGAATACTTCAAGAAAGAATTGTTTTCAACACAAATGTCTCAGGATGATAATGCCTTAAGTTTAGGCAGAAAAGTCTATGGCAACACATACATGATTTCAATTAGATCTATTAATGATGGTGTTTATTCAAATTGGAGAGATATCGTCCAATGTGTTTTTGTTAGAGGTAGATGTGCCATTTCTGTTGCTCATTTTATTGCAACTATTAAACCTACAGATGTAGAAATGAAGATTGTTAGTCCCTTTAACACTGATGGTTTTGTGATGCCCTTAAAAAGTATTATTTTCAAAAAATTCTATTACCCAGATGGTGAACCCAAAGATTTAATGTTGATTGTTTTTCCTTCAAATGTTCATGACCATCCTGATATTTTAAATTCTATTGCTGATTCTGAAAATATGTCAAAGTTTAAAACTATTCCCTGCATGTTGATTACTGGAACTTCCATAAAAGATAAACAATTGTTTAATCAAAAATTTTGTGAAGCTGTTTCTTCTGATGTTCCTTTGCTTTACAAAGATTTAGATCTTAAGTCAGAAATTGATCCTATTTCCCACCCTCCTAGACTTCACAAAGTCAGGCATCATTATGATTACATAATGCATACAAATTCTGGAGATTGTGGTTCATTGTTGGTTGCACTTTCAAGATTTTTACCTAAGAAAATTATTGGAATGCATATTTGTGGCCGAGTTGAGACTGGTGAAGGTGCTTCAGTTGCTTTGAATGCTGATGAAATTAGAAAATGTATGGCTTCATTACCTGCTATTTCCCAAATGATTTTTGATACATCCTTAATTGATGGAGATGATTTTGCCAATACCCCTCCCGGAAATTTTGTTCCCCTTTCAAAATTAAAAGTTGAAGTTAGAAGTCCTTCCAAAACTAATTTGAGAAAATCCCTTCTCTATGGAAAATTATGGGAACCAACATCTACTCCTGCTAATTTATCCCGATTTTTACCTACTGGAGAACATACCATTGAGAAGGGTCTTTTAAAATGTAGTCCCATACCTCCTTTTATCAATGAAGACTATCTGCTGGCAGCTGTGAAATCAACCTTTTTAAATTTTCGTACCCTAGATAGAAAAGATTTAACTTTTGAGGAAGCTATTACTGGTGATCTTTTTGATGATTTTTCCAATCCCTTGAATAGATCTAGTTCCCCTGGATTTCCTTGGATTCTTAAAAGAAAAGGAAAAGGAAAAACAATGTGGACTGGAGAAGAAGAATATGTTATGAATGAGGATTTGAAGAAAATTGTTGATGAGAGAATTGAGTATGCTAGTAGAGGAATTAGATATCCTACTTTTTGGATTGACACTTTGAAAGATGAAAGAAGACCTTTGGAAAAGAAAGATAAACCAAGAGTTTTTTCCGCTGGATCAATGGATTTTATTATTGCATTTAGAATGTTTTTCCTTACCTTTTGCAGTGCTTTGGCTAGAGACAGAATTGACAATGAAATTGGAATTGGAATTAATGTTTACTCTTATGATTGGACTCGTCTTGCAAAACATTTGCAAAGAAAAGGAGACAAAGTTGTTGCTGGAGATTATTCAAATTATGATGGATCTCTAGTTGGACAAGTGTTGGAATTGATTGGTGAGTTTATTATCAAACATTATGACCAACCTCAATTTGAAACAATTAGAAGAACTCTATGGCGAGAAGTCATCAATTCTGTTCACATTTATGATAACAATGTTTACCTTTGGACCCATTCCCATCCCTCTGGTCATCCAATGACTGCAATCCTTAACTCAATTTTTAATTCAGTTATTTGTCGTGTTATTTTTTTTATTTGTGCTGAAGAAGCAAATCTCAATGTCACAATGTCTGATTTTGACAAGAATGTTTCTATGATTTCTTATGGAGATGACAACATTTTAAACATCTCTGATGAATGCATTTCCTGGTTTAACCAGATTTCAATGTCCCAAAATTTTCCAAAGGTTGGCATGACCTACACAGATGAAATGAAATCTGAAACCCTTGTTCCCTATCGAAGTTTGAATGAAGTTAGTTTTCTCAAAAGAAAATTCCTTTTTAATGATGAATTAGTACATTATGTTGCTCCTCTTGATTTGAAAGTTTGCAAGGAAATGTGTAATTGGATTCGTGGAGAAATTGATGTGACTGAGGCTTGTTGTGTGAATGTTGAAACCGCATGTAGAGAAATTGCTCTACATGGAAGAAAAATTTTTGATGAGATTGTGCCTTTTATTGAGAAGGTTTGTAAACAAAACCTTAAGATGCAACCCCAAATTTTAACCTATTTTGAATATATTAGAGTTTACCAAACATCCTATGGTGAACTCATCCCCAACCCTTAAATCCATGTATAGGGGCTTTATATAAATGACCATAATTATAAAGCAGCAAATCCCGTTTATTGGTTACTATTTATAGTAAGTGGAGAAATTTTTAAATTTCTATTGATCAA